ACGATGCTGGTTTCTTCACCAGCCCCATCACCTTCAACAGCGATTTCATCACGCAACTTCATACGACAAACCGCCCCTTCGGTAAGTGCTGATCAAAGACGGTGAAATCGTGAACCCGCGACGGTTCAACACCTTCGCCAACGCATAAGCCGAAACAGATTTGTCGTGCAACGCTTCCACGAAATCGGTTCTATCTTCACCCGTCAAAGCATCTGCAATCGTTTGAAGAACAGGTTTCGTTGGCAGACGCGCCAACCGTATTTCAGTCGCTACTTCTTCCAGAAACATCCCCATCTGTTATCCCTTCGTGATGTTCTTTGATATGCGTATCAAGCCGATCCGTAACCTTGTCCACCTTACTATCCACACGGAACACAGAATTCAGGATGGTTGCCAACTGCCCCTGAACAACCGCATGATCCTGCTTGTTTTCAATCCGCAACCCGCGCAACTGAATAACCGCAACGATGATGCCCCCAACGGTGGTTATCACACCAACAAGAACAGCCGCAGTACCCGTATCCATCATTCACCATCATCTTCACCCAAGAATACACGACGAAACTTCCGCTTCACCTTCTCAGGATCATCAGCCACACGCGGCGCAATCTCAATATGCAACCAATCCGAAGCAGGATTACCGCCACCCGTCACCGTTGGCTTCGTATAGGTCTGCCATGCATTTCTGTCGCACCGCCACGCACGCCCGAACTTCCCGAATGCGTAATCAATCACCATTTCCACACCCAACACATCAGCATTCTTCGCAAGAATGTCGCACCAATCCGAAGCAATCTTCCGCCCATTCGGTTTCCCGCGCTTACCGTCACGCATATTCCGATAAGACAAATCCATAGCACGCCCCGTCGCGTGAACAGACAAACTTTCCTTCCCCTTCATCTTGCGTATCACCCAAGTTCCATTGCCCCATAAACCCTGATCGCTCAACAGATACACCTGCCGCACGAATTCTTCCGTGCCTTCACGCTTCCCCTTGCTAATGCCATCATCCGTACCCGTGTACGGGCGTGGCTGGTTCACGGATTAGATGACCCGCGCCCGAAAGCGGGATCACTACTATTCATCCACCTGAGCAAAGGCGGGATGATTGCGGCAACTGCGGCTTTCAACAAATCTTCTGGTGCATAGTTTCCTGTTGCTACTACTGCCGCGACTGCGCCGATCACGGAACGAAGGTAGGAAAGCAGGGCGGCTTTGTGTTGATCGCTCAGTTTCATCTTCCCTACTTTCGTGGTTATTCGGCTACTTCGGTGGCAGGTGAAACGAACTCGTCTAGTTCTGCGTCGTAGCGGTCACCGATACCTGCATACTTGCCACGAAAGTTCCCGTTGTACGAAGTCTGCTTCCATTCACCTTCCAGACCTAGCGAAGCGATGAACGCCTGACCGACAGGTTCTGACGCAGGGAAGTCGCCGCCGCCGCAGTCATCGTTGCTCACGACGATTACCTGCTGAACGATGTTGTCGTTGATGCGTGCGAAGTGCGCCATCGTCAGACCTTGAACCTGACTAGCACGATGCCTGAACCGCCTGCCGCACCGTCGTTATTCACTCCGCCACCACCGCCGCCACCCGTGTTGACTGAACCTGCTGAGCCACGATTACCGCCGCCACCCGAACCGCCCGTACCGCCTGATGCGCCACCACCACCACCACCACCTGAATAGCGTGTCGTGCCTGCGCTCTCACCACGCCAAGTTGATGCGTCGTAGCCTGCGCCACCGTTACCGCCGACAGTTCCCGAACCGTCTGCACCAACGGCTGAGCCACCGCCACCACCGCCACCTGCGTTGTTATCAACAGCGACACCGTTGCCGCCCCTATTGCCGATTACGCCACCCGTCGCAGGTGCGTACTGCGTGTAGTTGCTGTTGCCCGTTCCCATACCACCGCCACCTGAGCCACCCATAAACGCCACGAAGCGGTCGCCGCCAGAAGTGAAACCTGCGCCTTGACCGCCACCAACCGATGCCCACCTGTTTGTCGTGTCGTCAATGAGAGATGCAGAACCGCCGAAACCGATGCGCCCTGCGCCGCCTGCACCGATAGTTACCGTTGCGTTGGAACTTAGATAGCCAGTAGTGATAAGTATTCCACCGCCACCACCGCCACCAGCGTAGGTAGTTCCTGTTGCGTATCCGCCTTGACCGCCGCCGCTCACAATGAGAAAGTCAAACAGCCCAGCCTTCGTCACCGTCAGCGTTCCCGTACTTGTGAAGGTGAGCATCGTGTACGAAACACCGCCGACAGTTATCGTTGCAGATGACGCACCACCCGTCGCCACACCGTAAGTGTTTCCTGCGGCGGCACGCTTTGTCCACCCTGATACAGATGTGCCTGAGCGAGAACGCTCACCGAAACGCATCAGCCACCAACCTTATGCGGTGATGCGGTTCACATAACCGCCGATCATCACGACATTCGCAGTAGCGGCGAATGCACGAACGACAAGCGGCGTAGCGTTGCCAACGATCACAAGACCAGCAACAACCAAAATCAAACCGCTTTCAGCAGTAATCGTTTGTTCAATCAAATCATCGGGTGCGGAAGTGCCGCCCCATTCAATCGTTAGTTTGCGATCTGTCGTATCGCTGTTCACCGCATACAACCAGACTTCATCAATCGTGGTAGCGGTAGCAGAACCCGTGTGGATCGTCGTGCCTGCGGTGGCAGTCGCGGCAACCTTGATTAGTTTGCCATCGGTAGAACCGCTTAGTTTGATTTTGCTGTATGTTGCCATGCTTCCATCCTATGCGAAAAGTGATGCGGCTAGAACAAGTTGATCATCGTCGTTCGGCAATCCTTCATCAAACTTGTTCCAAGAACTACCGTCATAAAAATACAAACCGTTATCGGCATCAATGTACGCCCACATACCTTCGGCAAGTGTCGGTTCGCCCGCACCACCGAACGCCGCATCACGCGCCGCAGTAGTAGCAAAACGCATAATGGTTTGATCCATCAGGAAGGTATTGACCTGCGCCGCAGTCAGCACGCTTCCAGAAGTGAACAACTTAGCCCCTGCACCAGCCACTTTTTACCTACCTTGATTTGTGAACGCGGCAATCATAGCAACTAAGAAAGCGCATTTTCGGGGTCATCCAAGATGCCGCGAACAGGATCATCAAGCACGAACGGAAACACGATGAAAGCATCCGACATTGCTATTTCAAGGCGGTGAATATTGGGTGTGATAACCCGCGATAGGCGTTCAACGGTTTGATATTTGATGACTTGTGCGGGCGTACCTGTCTGGTAGTTCCGTTCCACCGTGATCGTGTCACCTAATTCCAAAGTATTCAGGGTGGTGCGCGTACCCGAAGCCTGCGCGGAAACCAGAATTTCCATCCCGTCATAACGGTAAGCAGGGTTCGCGTACAGTTCCAGCAAATCATCCGCAAGGGTTTGTGCCGCAGTATCCGAAGCCAGAAGCAAACCGTCAAGGTTCAGGGTGCTGATCCCGTATTCGCTTTGGCTGGTTGCATCGTTGGCGATCTGCGGTGTGCCGCCTTCACGGGTGGCAAGCACCTTGTTGTAAAGGAATTCCTGCCCGTACATAACGGAAAGGGTTTGGTATTTGATATCCGTTCCATCATCATCGCTGAACGCCGCAACGCTGGTGGCAAAGATTTTCGCAACACGATCCGTGAAGGTAAGTTTCCCGTCACGCGACACGAAGAAGTAGCCCTGTTCGCTTTCGGCTATTGCTTGCGCATATTGCAAAGCGTTCGTGTTGGCATCAATCTGGTATGCCCCCAATGTGGCTGTTCCCGTATCAATATCGGTATCGCCCGTGTAGGCGATTTCGGGAAGGTTCAACAGGTAATCAAGCCGCGCACCAGATGCTTCCTGTGTCGGTGTCCGATCCTGCGTCGTTGCCGCGTTCGCCAACAGCACGAAATCATCCGCCGCGTTCACCGTGACGGTGGATAAATCCGTGCTTTTCCCTGTCGCATAGGAAAGATCAATGTCGGTGATACGCCCAACGAAAACATCTTCCCCACCCAAACGCACAGTTACCTTGCGGCGCGGCGTAACACCAGACTGTTCCAGCGTGCTATCCCAATACGGGGAACTTTCATTCGTCGGATCAAACCTTCTATCGTTATTCAAAAGCGTGATGCTGGAAGTACCAGCAGAAAACTGCCCCAACTGATCCTGCCTGCCGCGTGTCACCCGCACATCCTGCACATAAGAAGCAACATCATCACCAACCAAAGTGCCATCCAAATAATCTTCATCAAGCACACCATCAGTAGCACTATCCAAAGTGAAAACATTTACAGGAAACCCAAGTTCCATGAAAACTTGCAGGGTTTCACCCCAAGCCGTAGTTACCGCCATGATTAGACGAACGCCGAATATTCGGAAACAATCGGCACATACCCGTTCGCACGCTCATACGATTTCAAAACATCAATGATCTGCCGCGCCACAACATCACCATCCGTACCCATACCCGCGTTCACGGTTGCGTTGATAACCGTAGTTCCACCAGAAGTTTCGCCCGCCTGATTGAGAATGTCCAGCGCAGGATTGCTTGTGCTGATAGTTGCCAACGCCGCAGTTCCCTTCGCCACAATCCCTGCTGGTGTCTGCGCCTGCACTTTCTGCAATTCCTTTATCGCTTCCGCAAGGCTCAAAGTCGCATTCGCTTCCGACAAGATCGCATCAGCCACACGCCTACGCGCTTCTTCTTCGCTGTCCTTCGCATCATTCAAAGCATCAAGCGCATCCTTGTAGGCATCCGTTTCCTGCGTAGCCCCGTTCAAAACTTGATTTAGGAACGCCTGCGACACACCCTGTTCCAGCGTCGCATCACGCACTTCATCAGTCGCATCCATCACCGCCATCTTCGCCCGCGCAACATCCCGTTCAGCATCCGCGATTTCTTCGGCAGTAGCCTTCCTGTTCACTTCCCGCGCAAGCGTCGCTTCCGCCTGCCGCACTTCATTCACGCTTTCCGTGACACGCAACTTCGCTTCCGCAAGCCCGATTTCCGCACGACGAATATCAACCGCAGACGCTTCTGGATCGGCACGCAATTCCGCAAGTTTCTGTTCCGCTTCCGTCACCGCAAAGTTCGCTTCTTCCACCCCATACTTTGAGCGTTCCAAACTACGTTCCGCATCAGCCACACTTTCGGGATCGGCGGTAAGCGCACGCAACCGCGCAAGTTCCTTTTCCGCTTTCTGCTGGTTCAGCGTCGCATCCTGCACACGGATATTCGCATCACGCAAACGCTTCTGCGCATCCGCATAACGATCCGTAGCGGCAATGGCTTCCTTGCTGTTCTTCGGGAAACCGCGAACCACATTGTTGAAATAGGCTTGCGCTTCGGCTGTCTTAGCCACCGCCCCATCCAACGCCTTGTTCGCGGCGATCCTGTTGCGTTGCGCATCCGTCACGCTTCGTTGTGCATCGTAGTTCGCACGCAATGCGCTGGTGAAATCGGCAAGTTTTTCCGATGCGGTTTTCACCGTTGCCGCCGCACCGCCCGTAGTGCGTGCCGCTTCCGCAACCCTTTCCTTGTATTCTTCCGTAGCAATCTTTGCGTTGTTGCGCAGTCTGATTTCCAACTGTGTTTCCCGTGCGACAGAAAGCAAACCTTTTGCAAATGGGTTCAGCGTCGGTGCGGCGGTAGCAACCGCACCATTCATTGCATCCTGCGCACCCTTAGCCAAACGCAACTGCGCTTCATAACGCGCCACCGCATCCTGCAAATCTTTGTATGCGCGACTTGTCGGATCGGTAATTGCAATCTGCGCCCGCATCGCATCCACGATTTGTTGCGCCACCACAGGACTGTTATCCGCAAACTTCTTGAAGGTGGCATCCATCGCTTCAATATCAAACTTGATGCCGCCCGCAATCAATTCAAATTCCCGCCCGAATGTTTCAAAAGTCACCGTTCCCTTCAACGCCGCCATCGGATCAAACTTCTGCAAATCCTTAGAAACATTGTTCAAAAAGTTCTTCAACACTTCTTCCGAACTACCCGTTTGATTGGCGAATTCGTTTGCCGCAACAGCAGTTTTCTTGAATGCGGTTTCAGCACGCCCCGTCGCACCCGTCAAATTGTTGATCAAAGGCGATAAAGCCTGCGCCACCATCAAAGTTCCCAACGCAGTACCGAAACCAATAGCCGCAGTTCCCGCCGCCTTGAATGCCACGCTGTTTTTCAATACTTCTATTTCCATCAATTTCTGATAAGTGGTGTGGATTTTGATGGCGGTAGAAGCGACAACGATTGCCGCGCTGAATGCCGCTATCGCACCGACGATCACAAGGAAAACGGTTTGATTTTCCTGTATCGCATCAGCAAGTGAAGTAAAGATTGGAACAAGGCGTTCAACAATCGGAAGCAAAGCCGAACCGATGCTTTCTTGCAAATCAGCCATCTGGTTCTGCAACTGTTTCATTCGCCCTGCGGCAGTATCCGTAGCCGCCGCAGTAGCACCGCTAAATGTCGCAGTCAATTCCTGAAAGATCAAATCCAACGATTGACCTTCCTTGATATTGTCATTCAACGCAGGCGATAACGCCTTCAATGATTTGAAGTTTCCGTTGTACGCCTTACCCAAAGCATCGGTTACTTGCACAAGCGGTA